AGGAAGAAATGGGCATGGATATGGAGGTTGAAGATCAACCAACTTTTTCTCAAGAGGTTCCTGGACAAATAGAGATTGAGGCTGGGGAGGCTAAACCATATATGGTTTTAGCTAATTTGAAAAAAATATGCGACCAAGCAAACCAGTTAATTGGGATGGTTCAAAGTTCTGGTAAAGCTGAACAATGGGCGGTTGATCATATTACAACTTCGGCTGACGATATCGAGGAGGTTTATAATTATTATAAGTATAGAGTTTAAAAATATCCAACATAATATTAAAAGCCTCGGAAACCCCGGGGCTTTTTTATTGTATAATAATTTAAAAATAAGCTATGACTGACAAGGATTTTAGAAAAGTTAAGAGCATTAGTTCTGATCTAGAAACTTATTACAGAAAATACTTTGAGAGAAACGCAACAAAGTTTATCTGGAAATGGGATCTCAAAATGAAAGATCTTGAGGACACCTGGATTAGCGAGAATTATGAATACTCTTTAATAGGTCAAGTTAGTGAGCAGACGTTTATTCTAAAGAGAAATGATGACGATTCTAGATGGTTCGTTTCCGGATCTAAGTTCATTAAGGACTTTTCCCGAAAATAAAAGTTAAAAAATGACGAGGGAATTTAAAAAAATAGGTGGGGAAGATGTGATTGATCTATTATCATACACTAAAAACCTGCTAATTGAAAATCCGGATGTTAAGATCTATGTTGGATGTGACAGTCAATCGTATGCAAATAAAACTATTTATGTTACCACAGTGGTTTTTAGATACGAGGCTAGAGGAGCTCACGTTATCTACAAAAGAGATGTAGTTCCTAGAGTAAAAGATTTGTGGTCAAAACTTTGGGGAGAACTTAACAGAGCAATAGACGTAGCTGGATATTTAAGATTCGAGGGAGAAATAAACATACACCAAATAGATCTGGATTATAATACCAGTCCTAAGTACAAGTCTAATATCGTTTTAAAGGCAGCAGTTGGCTATGTTGAAAGCATGGGATACAATTACGCTGTAAAGCCTGGGACCCTGATAGCAATTAGCGCAGCAAATGAATTATGTCGATGAAACCAAATGCTGTATTAGATATATAAGTCTTAAATTAATCAAAATCATGAAAAAAATCTTAGGAATTTTCTCTCTAGCTTTTGCTTTAGTTTCTTGCGGTTCTGGAGGATCATCTTCAGACCAAACAGTAGATTCTACAGCAGTACAGGTTGATAGTTCAGCAGTAACTGCAAACGATTCAACAACAGCACAGATTCCCGCTGACGATGTAAAAGAAAGCGTGAGTGAATCAGCAGAACAAGTGAAATAACTTGAATGGAACTAGATAAAAGAAGCAGGCAGAAGCCTGCTTTTTTTGTTTCACTTAAAAATTCAAAAATGAAAGATGTATTTTATTCCAACGGATTAATTGCTGGGCGATTAATAAGTGGATCTAAATCTGGGTATAGAGACTTATATCCAGATAACGAAGTTTATTTTAATGCAAATGTTTTTGTTCTAGGGGAAGGAAAAATTTGGCACGGAGATTTGGACATCACTAAAGACCGTGAGATTCTTCTAGAAATTGCTAGGGAAATCGGTAAGGATTTATTCATTCTAAGAGAAATGGACGGTAGATTCGAAAATGAAGAAAGAACAGATTCTGACATAATAAAATTTGCAGTCCATAAAGTGGAAATATAACACACACTCTGGTCTATAATATTAAATTAATGGAAAAATTATGGCTAAAGAAAAATCATCATCCAAAAAAGAATTTTCCTTCCTTGACTTAGATAAACAGCTTTCTAAGATAGAAGGGTTTGAAGCAGGATCTATTTTAGAAGAAAATGAATTCTCCGAAGTTACCGAATGGATTGGAACCGGCAATTATGTTTTAAACGCACAGCTTTCCGGTAGTCTTTTCGGTGGAGTCGCTAATAACAGATCAATGGGAATAGCTGGAGATCCCCAAACGGGAAAGAGTTTTCTTTGTATGAATATAGTGAGGGAGTCACAAAAACAAGGATACAATGTGATTTATTGTGACACCGAAGGAGCAATTGATAAATCGATGGCTAAGAAATTTGGTATCGACACTACAACCGTTAGATATCAACCAATTAAATCCATATCAGAATTTAAAATCTTTGTTGCTAATTTAGTTGACAAAGTTAAAGCTGCTCGCAAAGAAGGAGCGGAGCCTAAGATTTTATTGGTTCTTGATTCATTGGGTATGCTTACAACAATGAAGGAATCAGCAGATGCTTTAAAGGGCAAGACCGTAATGGATATGGGTATCAGATCTAAAGAAATGAGAGGTTTATTCAGAGAGATTACGCTAGATCTAACAGGTGTTAGAATTCCTTTAATTTGTACAAACCACACAACAACAGCAGGGATTGGAAGTTTTATGACAACCAAAGAAGCTTCAGGAGGCGACGGTCCAATTTTCTCTATGAGTAATGTTATTATGTTATCTAAAGCACAACTTAAAGATAGCAACGATAAGAAAACAGGAATCATTGTTACATCAACTCCAAAGAAAACAAGATTCACTAGACCTTATCCTACTAAATTCCATATTTCTTTTATTAACGGAATGAATCCTTACGTGGGATTGGAAGAATTTGTATCCTGGGATATTTGCGGAATTGAAAGAGGAAAATTAGAAGTAGACAAAAAGACCGGCGAACTGGAATTTACAGCGAGCGCTTCCTCCACAAAATGGGCAATTGCACATTTAGGAAAATCTATTTTCTCTTCTCAATTGTTTACTCCTGAGGTTTTTACCGAGGAGGTTTTAAGAAAAATTGACGAGAAAGCAATTAAGCCACATTTCTTGCTACCTGATCTATTCGACATGAATGAATTGGATGCTGTAATCAACGGGGAAGAAGAAACGGAAGAAGATGGACAAGAATAAATTAAAAATGAAATATCATATGGGTATCTGGAAAGAACTTCCAGCATACCCAACTGAGGAGGATGTAATATTCGAATTAAACAGCTATTTGGTTAGAGATGGAAGACCTCAGGGAGAATTTTCTACGCAAACCTTTAATTCTTTCTTACCTAATGGATGGGAGGAAGGAAAATTCGGATCTCTAGTCAATTTTTTAATAGAGAATGGAATTTTTGAAAGACAAAAGTCTAAAGGAAATAAAGCTGTTTATAAAATTAAAGACAATCCCCACTATTAGTTATGGTAAATTCACACTTGGAGAATGTATGGTTCTGTAGTATAATTTCTGATCCAATTTATGTGGAAGCAGCAAAGCCCTCATTCTTTAAAGACGTAAGATATCAAGAATGTTTTAAAATAATTAAATCATTCTGGAAAAAATATTCACAACTTCCTTCGACTCAGCAGGTTAAGGAGGTTGTTAAAATGCTTAAGCTGAACGACAAACTTCCAGAATCGCAGATTGATGTTATTTTTGACATCAAAATAAATGATTATGATCCTGAATGGTTAAAGGAAAATACTGAAGCTTGGATAGAATGGAAAAATCTCGAGCAAAGTGCAATGGATTCTATTTCATATATTAAATCCACAGAGGTTACTCCTGAGAACATTAAGGATGTTGTTAATACTTTTAAGACGATCATTAACGAAAGAAACAGTTTAGATTTTTCTTTCGATCTAGGTTTAGATTTTACAGATCCAGAAAATCACAAACAGCCTAAATCAAATACTTTTTCCTCTGGATATGATTTCATTGATATTTGTTTGGGAGGAGGTTTTTCTGCTAAGAACCTTTATGTTTTTTTAGGTCAGCCTAAAGTTGGAAAAACTTTATGGCTAGGAAATATTGCATCTCAGGCTATCAGGGCTTCTAATAATGTTGCTGTAATCACTTTAGAGCTTAATGACCGCAAATATATGAAAAGAGTGGGTGCTAATCTACTCGGAATTAAAATGTCGGAGTATAATAATGCAACAGAAGACGGCGAATTAATTAAGAAAAAAATTCGCAATCTGACATTTGACAATCTATCCGTTCCTGGGCAGCTTTATATTAAGGAGTTTGGAACAAGCCAAGCTTCAGTTCTTGATGTTGAAAAATGGCTAAGAAAAGTAGAAGAAGTTAAGGGAATTAAATTTAAGATAGTAGTTATTGATTACATAAACATCATGAAAAATTGGAGGAATCCAAACACCGAAAATACCTACATGAAGATTAAACAAATAGCTGAAGATCTAAGAGCTATGGCTCAGAGAAATAATTGGTCAGTTATTACTGCAACACAGACAAAACAATCTGAATTTGATGCTACAGATCTTTCCATGAACTCAGCTTCAGAGTCTTCCGGATTGGTTGCTACTGTGGATGGAATGTTTGGTATTATTCAAGATCCTTTGATGTATTCTAATAACGAATATAAATTAAAGGTTTTAGCTAACAGAGACGAGGGTTATAAAAACTCATATAAGAAATTCCTCGTCGATTACAGCTACATGAGGATCAATGAAGATCCCAACTCCCAAATAATGAATGAAAATTAATGAAACAGAAGAAATTAATAGAAGAGGAAGAAAAGAAAGAAATAGAATTACCCGCACAAGAACCTGCTTATGACGAGTATTTGCATGTAGATGATGGAAGTAGGGATTATCATTCATTTAAGACAAGCAAAGATGGTGATGATGAAAATTACAGACATCTTTCCGCACTCAATACTTTAGTTTATGAAATATTTCACAAATCTAGATGGTGTGCTCTCGGACCAAATAAGAAAATACCAAAGGATTTAATTCCTTTTCTTTTTCAGGATCTATTGGAAGAAATGGAAGGAACTGAATTCACAATGGTAGAAAAATTTGTTACTGTTTGTGATTTTATGAACGTCGGATATCAAAAGGCATACGAGCTTATCCATATGAAATACAAGGAAATTATTGTTAACGAAATGGATCAAAAGTTTGGAATTGTATCCAAAAAGAAGATCAAGAAAATATTTTAAATGGATTCATCAAAAATTAAAAGACTTTGGATGATAACAGACACCCATCTGGGTGTAAGAAACAGTTCTGAGGAATGGATACAAATCATGAGAAAATATTTCTTCGAGTGGTTTATACCATTAGTAAAAAAAGAATATAAGCCCGGTGATGCCTTAGTCCATCTGGGAGATGTTTATGATTCTAGACAAAGTATTAACCTAAAAGTTCTAAATCTTTGTGTCGAAATATTTAGTGAACTCTCCAAAATTTTTCCGGACGGTGTGTATATTATTCTTGGAAATCATGATTGTTATTCTAAGGAGTCTAATGATATAAATTCTTTAAGCTCTCTTAAATGGATTCCAAATGTTAAAGTGTACGAGGAACCAGAAAGTGTAATATTTGGATCAAGAAAGGTTCTTATGATGCCGTGGAGAACCAGCGAAGAATCTGCAGTTGAGCTTCTGTCAGAATCTGATAAACACGATTATCTCTTTTGTCACAGTGATATAAGAGGATTGAGTTTTAACAAATATACTAAGATAGAAGAAGGAATTGGATATAATAAATTGGAAAATTTCAATCGAGTATATTCAGGTCATATACACTATTCGCAGGATTTTGGTAAAGTTAGAATGCTAGGATCTCCATATCAGTTAACAAGATCTGATATGGATAACAGAAAGGCAATTCTTTTATTGGATTTGGAATCCGAAAAAGAAAAACTTTTTGAAAACGATTTTTCACCTAAATTCATAAAAATAGGATTCGACACGGTTTTAGAAAAAACCCCGGTTGAATTGAGCGAGCTTTTTAGAAATAATTTCGTTGATATATTAATAGATCCAAAATTGGCAGTTAAAGCTTCATTAGGAATTTTAACCGAAATGATAACCACACAGCTTAAAACCAATTTTACTCCTATAACGGAGAATAATGTTGAACACAACGTGGAAGAAACATTATTTAATTTAGATGGTAAAAATTTTTCTATTGTAGATTTTGCTGATCAATATATCAGTGCATTAGAAGAGCCGGAAGAAGTTAAGGAAAGAATGAAAAAAACTATAAAGGTTCTCTATAATAGAATAGCTCACAAAGAGGAAAAAGCATGAGATTATCAAAAATAGAATGGAGAAATTTTGCTTCGTATGGAAACAAAATTCAATCGCTTGTATTTGGAGAAAATCCGGGATTGTACCTGGTAGTTGGTGAAAATGGTGCTGGTAAATCAACAATCTCTGATGTTATAACATTTGGACTTTACGGTAAACTTGATGGGAAAAAACTAAAAGATATTCCAAATAGGATAAACGGGAATGCTTGGGTTAGAATAACATTCTTTGTTAACGGTGAAGAATATTCAGTTGAAAGAGGACTAGATCCTTCAGTATTTAATTTGTATGTCAATGGATCTTTATACGATAAAGCGGGTTCAAGATCTGTTCAGGATTATTTAACTGATGATATAATCCAAATACCAAATTACGTTTTCAATAATACTATTTCTTTATCGATTAATGATTTTAAAAGCTTCCTTAAAATGTCTCCGTCTGACAAAAAATCGATTATAGATAAAATATTCGGTTTTTATGTTATTAATGAAATGAGAGACCTGCTAAAGGAGGAAACAAAATCAATTCGGGAAAATTTAATCAGAATTTCTGGCGAGGTTGACTCTCTTTCGAAAACACTTAGCAGAACACAGGAGGAAATGGAGATTCTTTCAAGAAAAATAAAAGAAACCTCCAAGGATAAAATATCAGAGCTAGAGGAAAAAATATCAAAATTCAATTCTCTTCTAGAAATTCACAAGAAAAAAACTTCAGAGTTTTCTAACCTAGAATCCGATTTACAAGTAGAAACAAAGAAATCATACAAGATATTAACAGAAGCTAAGGGATCACTAAGAAGTATAGAAGAGAAAATAAGACTCTATAATAATGACAAGTGCCCAACTTGTGCTTCTGATCTTTCTAGTGTTTTTCACCAAGGGGTAAAAGAAGGTCTTTTAAAACAATCTGAGGATCTAAAGAAAGAAATAGCAGATTCACAAAAAAACTATGATGATTGCTCAAAGAAAGAGTCTGAATTAAGAAAGGAGAGGGAAGAAATAAACTCAAAGGGCAATAAAATTATAGTGAATATAAATTCTGCTAAGGATGAATTAAAGAAATTAAAATCCGGTGCTTCCTCCGATGGTATAGACTCTCTTAAGAAAATAGCAGAAGAAACTAGATCCAATATACAGGAGTTCACGGAGGAGAAAGCAAAAGAGGATAAGAAGAACGAATGGCTTAAGAAAATAGAGGAAATTCTCGGGGAGAAAGGTATTAAACAGTTAGCTTTAAAAACTATTTTACCGTCCCTAAATAACCATATAGCGGAGCTAATGCAGTCTTTACATCTTTCCTATACCGTTACTTTTGATGATGATTTTAATGCCTCTATAATTCATATGGGAGAGGATATTTCAATATCTACTTTAAGCACGGGGGAAATGAAAAAGGTAGATTTTGCTGTGCTTCTTTCCGTGATAAAATTAATGAAGATAAGGTTTAGCAGTATAAATTTACTTTTTTTGGATGAAATTTTTAGTTCGGTGGATCCTGACGGTGTTTATACTATTTTAAACACATTAAGAAAGGTTTGTGACGACCACGGGTTGAATGTTTTTGTGATAAATCATGCCCCGATGCCAACCGAAATTTTTGATTACAAGATAGAAATCCAAAAAAGGAATAACTTTTCAGACCTCTTAATAGAAAAGGTTTAAACCTTTCAAATATATAGGAATATGGCTATCACATCAAGGAATGAGCTTGAGAGATTCTCATATTTCTTCGTTTCTAAGAGCGTCAAGAGGTATCTGTCTCCCCTGCCCATAATAGAATTTTATATTTACAACTTCGAAAATCCCGTTTCTGCTGAAAGGGGTAAGAAATATCTAAGGGATGAATTCACCATAGACGTTTATCAAATAACAGAAGGCGTTTATAGAAACGAATCATTCGAACATCCCAAGTATAGAAATCAGAAGAACGAGTATATAAAATTCAAATACTTGGATCTACCGGTTAAAATCGTTCCAGTTGATGCTAGCAGAAATATAGATTGATTATGAACTTTTTAGATAAATTTAACAGCGATGATGTTTTTTTCAGAGGGCTAATTATTGGAATGCTAAAATCCTTAAACGAGAAAATAACATTCTATCAAACAACTAGTTCTGGAAAAATCCAGGAAGTTTATATACCATTCTTCTATTCCCTAGCAGGAGACGAATCTTTCTTACAGGATTTCTATTTGAATTACGGTGATTGCGATGGTAACCCTCTTTTTGCAGAGGGTAATTATGACGTGGTTCCTAGGGGTATATTAGAATATCAAAGTTCCAGGATTACAACATCTTCATCTACAAACAAGTATGTAAGAGGAACCTACGAAAAAGAAATAGTACAAGAATCCGGCGGATCTGAGATAAAAGCATATTCTGCTTATCTGACTCCCATTCCTATAGATGCAACTTTTACCCTTAAGATCAAAGTAGACACAGCAACAGACGCACTTAAAATACAAGCTAGAACAATCGAGGTTCTTTTTAAAAATTTCATCTATTACTTTGAGTATAACGGATTTAGAGTGCCGGTACAAGCTTCACTTTCAGATCAAGTGCCTGATAAGACACCCAACACATTTAACTTTAGCTATGGTAGTACCCGAGGAGAGGGAATCACCCTTTCTATAAATGTTAACGCAGAAACTTACTTACCTCAATTAGATCTTACAAGCGAGAGATTTAGAGGAAATCTGATGCAGGCAGGCATTAAATTAAAAACCGATATCGGGATCGTTCCAGAGGATAATTCATCAATTTTAAAGAGCGTTTTAAATGCTTCAAAAAATACAATTAAATAATTAAGAATTTAATTGTTGGTTAGGGTCTTGATTTTGGATTTGAGATCCCGTTCCCTGAGATTTTCTATATCCCAAAAGACCCGCTCCAATTCCAGTAAAAACGACAGATTGCAGGAGAATGTCATTGTCCTTAACCATAGATCCATAAAGGAAGCATATACTACCTATCGTGCATATTAAAACCCCCATAGTTCCACTAGCAGAAGTTTTACCATTAGAGTTTGACGTCATTTGAGCAAAGCTGAATTTGCCCATCATTTCTTTAAGGTCTTTTAATCCCATACCTGAATTTTATTCACTGATATATATGAGAAATGACGGATCCAATTATTTTTTCCAGCATAGGAAACTATAGAATAATTAACTATAGCGAAGCTTTTACCGATGTAGAAAAGTTTAAGGGGTGGATTATAGAAACCTCAGGGGAATCTGGTGTTTCCAGATACCTCAAAAAAGAATTTAGATGGAGCATAAATAACAGTAATTGGTCCCTATGGATACAATTAACGGAAGAAAATGTAAATTCATTAGATCTAAATCACGAAAATAAACTATACTTAGAATTTAAGTTTACTGCGGTATCCGATGAGGATGCCAGCCCATATTTTTCAGAGGGAACTAGATTAGATCCTGCTATTGAGATAGAAAATTTTGATTTGGATCTAGAATATTTCGTTCCAGATTATAGAGATCTAATTGTAAAACCTGCAGTTCTCTGTTCTAGAGAAATGTATACCCGGTCGATTATTTTCAATGACAATTGTGATCCAAATAAAGTTTTTAAACCGTACGATGTTAATAGGGGTATAAATGTTTATCAAGACCTAAGTAAAACTGTAAATACCCTATTTGGCCATGAGGTAAATTATTACTCAGTCCAACCAAATGGAAGAGGTAAAGATATAGTTTTAAGAGAATATAGTTTATTCGACGTTGTTGCTGAAAAGTGTGTAAAGGTAATGGTTCCTGGAAATAATTTTCCAGACAATAAACCAATTTACGATACATTCGGTATACAGTTCGAAAACCCGATAGAAATACACATAGACAGAAAATATTTTGAAAGTATTTTTGGTAAAGGAGCACAGCCCAGAAAAAGAGATATTATCTTCTTTCCTTTAACTAATAGAATCTATCAAATAGAATCTACGTATCTGCACAGGGATTTCAATCTTTATCCTGTTTTCTTCAAGTGTCAATTAGTGAAATATGAGGTTAAGAAAAACACACAGTTTATCAATAAAGAAGCGGAAAAAGATCTACTTGATTACACAGTAAATACGCAGGATCTTTTCGGGGCAGATACCCAGGAAGAAATAGAAAAAGTTGTTAAACCTCAACAATACTTTGTTTCATCGCAGAGAAGAAATGAAGACCCAACTAGAGATTATATAGATTATTATTTACCAATTATAGAATATGATTTAAATAATAACTGGACAATCGTTTTTAATAATTATTACGATCTAGAAAGATTTTTATACGAGGATCCAAAATCTACATCCAAGACGGACGAGCAGAGACAGGCAGTTAGATATAAATCTCTTCCCTCCCTAGGCGATAACGAGGAAATATCATTCACTTGCTGGTTTAGTGTTAAGAATTACATAGACAAAACAAAATTAGTAAATAAGCCAGCTTCTAAAATAGCTATAACTTCATATACCCAATCCGATGGATTCATAACATATTCAACATATCCGATAGCTCATAAATTAAGTTTAGGCACAAACCCGGAGGGATATGTCTCGATTATAGCGGATTCTCCAAGAAGTGGGGGATTTAAAATAATAGGAATTCCGGATGCTTATAGTTTTACAGTTAAAGATAGCGGAGTTGCTATATCTTCTTCCATTGCAACATGGAAAATGCAAAAGGCTCAGGCTAGAACTTTAATATACGGAAGAAAGGATAATAAAGGGATCTGGATACAAATGATTTGGTCAGGATCAAATGAAACTGAAACTTCAACATCTTATATTCAAACAGGATCATTTAGAATTTTAATAAATGATTTAGAAATACTTTCTCCGTTTGGATCTGGTACGTCTTCTACTTTAGGTCAGTTCGTTCCTTCTTTGGATGATTGGTACGGATTTGTATTTAATTTCTCGAATATATTTAAACAGTACTCGGTAAATGTTTGGAAAATGCTATATGATCCAGAAAATCCAGAAGCTCAAACCTCTGATCTTGGATTAATCCATAATAAAGAGGGATTAATCACACAAAAATATACATATAGCTTACCCTCTGATATAGAATTGGATAATCAGAAAGAAACGTGGAAAACCGATAATAATTCATACAAGATATTAGGAAGCCCGATTTTATTAACAAATTTAAGAATCTTCCAAAATATGATAGAAAAAGAAAAGCAATCTGCAATTTTAAATCAAAATGTAGTTGGAGATTCACAGCTAGCAATAATTATAGATAATGCTAAGCCAATATTAAAGCTACCAAAAATTGCTAAAAACAGATAATTATGCCAAGAAGACCGCCCAAAAACAAGGAAGGATCTACGCTTTCGAAGGATCAAGCACTCAAAAAAAAGCAAGAATTAGAAGACTTAATTTTCAATAACGAAACATTGGATGGACTAACTGCTCCGGATATACCACCAATGAAACCCTCGAGATTGATGAATTTCGACTCTTTAAAAACAGAAGTTGAAACCGAAGCAAAAAGTATTCTGAATTCTCTTATTAAATTTTATATGGATAGCGATATAATCGAAGAAAAAGATTATGTCTCGTTCAGATCCAAGATAGATGCCTTAAGTATTTCCACTATGGCTTTTCAAATTAGAACTGCACAACACGCAGTGACTAAGATGCTAGATGAAATAGACGCTGGTGGTCAATATCAGGCCAGAAATTTTGAGGTATTAGCTCAGATGCAAAATCAGCTAATGCAAATGCCAGCAAAATTTCAGGCATATCTAGCAGAAATGGAAAAAACCTATAAAAATTTAAATAATGAGGCTAAACTTCAGGACAACACTAAACAACCAGTGATGTTTGATAGCGAGGGTAACGAAGTTACCATTCCGGGTTTAAATGGTGATGGCGGAACAGTTAAGGTGAGGGGAAATAAAGGATTCATGGAAGGGCTACAGAGCGTTATAAAAACAGAGGTTATAGTTAAGAAAGCACATGTAGTAGAAGAGGTTGATAGTAATTTAATAGATCCTAAAAAGAAAGACCTAATTACACCAGAAAACGAATTGAAAAAGCAAATAGAAGAAGAAACCAAAATAGAATTAGATGAAGATCTATTTTAATTATGGCAGCAGAAGAAAAAACACAAAGTAATTATTGGACATCTGCTAGGGTTGATGAAATTATCAAAAATGCGGATGAAAAAGGAATAGATTTCAAAGACGTAGATAATCCATTCCACGAAAATGATCCAGAATTAAGAAGAGGCGGAATTCTCTATGAATACACTGAGTGGGAGGTTTCTGAAATGAAGAAATGCGCTTCCGATGTCATTTATTTTGCTAATACATACTGTAGTGCAATGACCGATGAGGGAATTCGTAAAATAACTCTCCGTGATTATCAGGAACAAATCTTAAGCCAATACCAAAAACACAGATTTAATATTTTTCTAAGTCCAAGACAGAGTGGTAAGACTGTTACATCTTCAATATTTTTACTATGGTATTTGTTGTTTAATTATGACAAAAATGCCATGATTTTGGCAAATATTGGAGACACTGCAACAGAATTAATGGATAAGATTAAAATTATCATGAAAGGTCTTCCATTCTTTCTTAAGCCGGGAATTTTGGTTTATAATGTGATGACTATGAAATTCGATAATGGGTGTCGTATCATGGCAAAAACAACGACAAAGCAGTCATCTATTGGTTTTACCGTTCACTTCTTATACATGGACGAGTTTGCTCACATTAATCCAAACTTCATCGGACAATTTTTCAAATCCGTATATCCAACAATATCTTCGTCTAAAATATCTAGAATTATTATTACTTCGACCCCTAATGGTATGAATAAATTCTATGAGATTTATAAATCGGCGATTGACGGAGAAAATGAATTCAATCCAATTAGGGTTGATTGGTGGCAGGTTCCAGGTAGGGACGAAGAATGGAGAAGAAAGGAGATAGCAAACCTAGGATCTGAAGAGGACTTTAATCAAGAGTATGGAAATCAATTCCTTAGCTCTTCAAAACTTTTACTCGATTCATACACTTTAAAGAAATTAAAGAAAACAGAAGTCAAGTTTGTACACAAGGAGCTTTTACCGTTTCAAAACTCAATCCTCGATTACAAAGACCTAGTTTGGCATCCCAATTTCGATCCAACTAACCTTTGGGAAGATGGAGAGAACAAAAGATTCGTCATTTCAGTAGATACTGCTGCTGGCGGTGGAGGAGATTATAGTGTTATTAATATACTGAAGGTTTCTCCTAAACCATTGGCTTTGATAGAAGAAAAAAAGTTTTTTGAGGATGAATCTGACTTTTTTTCTCTTTTGCAGGTTGGAATGTTCAGATCTAACACTATCCAAATAGAGGAACTTAAAGTCTTCTTAGAAATACTATGTGCTGAGGTTTTTAATCCAGAGCAAATAAAATTAGTTGTGGAAGTTGATTATCGAGGAGAATATTTAATTGAAAAACTTCTGACTGGTGAAAAACTTTTTTCCGAAATGTTTGTCTACACTAAACACACAGAAAGCTCTAAGCAGTTAAAAACCGGAGTTAAGGTAACACCAAAAACAAAAGAAAAATACTGCGAGGATCTAAAAATAAACACCAGAAATTCAAAAATTATTCCAACGGAGATATCCACAATCATGGAATTGAGCAATTTTGGGGAAACTAGCAAAGGGATTTATCAGAGCCAAATAGGCAATGATGATATAGCAATGACACTAGTAAACGCCAATTCAGTATTTGAATACCAGGATTTTATGTACCTGGTGATGGATGTTTTTGACACAATTTCAGAAAAATATAAAACTGCGATAAATAAAAAGCTCTCGGAAAGCGGGGAGATCGGAGTACAGGGCGATGCTGCTGCCAGAGAAATGGAAACGTATAATGTTTTTAAGGACTTCTTTTAGGTATTTTTTTGATATATAGATTAAGAGCAGGACTCCCAAAGTTCTCGCCTCGAAAAGATATATACAAGTAAAAAATACAAAATGGCAAAGAAGTTAACTCTGGATCTATCCGTTTTTAAAAGTTCTGGTGTCTATACCTTAGAATTTGATGCTTCTGAAAATATTGTAGTAAATCCGCAGACAGTAAGATTAGTGGTTGGATTTTCAAACAAGGGCCCATTCAACACTCCGGTGTATGTGCCAGACATTCAGACAGCAATTAAAGTTTTTGGTGATATTGACAGATCTTTAGAGAAAAAAGGATCGTTCTTCCATCGATCAATATTCACATGCTTAAACAGTGGACCTGTTTTTGCTCTAAATCTTTTAAAATTAAACAATTCAGTCACTTCTAGTGATGATCCAGATGTTGCTAACGGAGCCGATGTAGCTAGATATAGAACTTTCTCCGCGGATACCGCAGAATCAAACGGAACTAATTCAACTGAGGAATACACTAGGGTGAACACAAATTTACCTAAGCAGGATAAATTGGTTTCTTCTTATTACAATAAAGAAAAGTTTTGGTTCCCAGATCCAAACATGCTTCTTGCCACAACTGACGTAACAGAAAGATCCAAATTATTTAGCTTAGTTAACCTTAGTCAAAATCCAGTAAGTGTTATTGTAAGAAAATCTCTTGATGCTAGATTGCCAATTAAAGGTTTTGATATCACTGCTCAGGAGTATTTTGGAGCTAATAACGTTCCAAACTTCATGAACCCTTATGATTATATTTCCGATTATTTCGTGGATGTTATCGTGGTGAGTGGAAACTGGACTAAATATCAAGAACTTTCACTAGATCCAGTTTACTCTTCATATTTCACATCGAAAGGATTTGTAAAGGCTCAAATTGATAATTTCTTAGCACTTAAGGAGGTAAACGTAGTACTTAGTGTTACTGGATCTTTGATCCCGGATTTTGTAGATCTTAATGGAATCACACAATACATAAAAACATTAGTAAATAATCAGGTTGGACAAACCGGAATTTTATGTGCAGTTAACGAGGAAGCTCTAGACGATCTTTCTTCCGGTGAATATTCTTATATTGACTTAGTTGGTCACCACTTAACAGGTACTTTAAATCCAGCTAATCCTGAAATTAATGAAATTGATTTCTTAAGTTATAGCTCTCCTTTAACCGCAGATTTTACATACACACAGAATTCAAACACTGTAACCGATCTAGATAGCCCATTCTCTGACTTAGTTGAAATAGGAACTGTATTTGTTGATGCATTCGGTTCCCCTATTGTAGATGGTGTATTTGAAGAAGATTTTTCAACATACAGTCCAACAAATTTAGACTCTGGACTTCCTTATCTTCAGACAAATTTCCAAGGTGCTGATGCAGCTAGTAGAAAAACAGCTCTTAAAAATTTCTTAGCTATCACTTCAACGTCTCCATCTTCTAAATTTATCATCGGTAAAGTTACTGGAAGTATATCAGGTAACGTTGAAGCAAAAAAAGCTTTTGTTCAAGACGATATAGTTAAATTAAAAATAGAAGAAGTTAAAGAAGTAACAGTTTCCCCAGGAAACGTTCAGCTTAGAATTAAATGGTCACATCCATTATTCAAGGCAGCTTCTCCTTTAGTTTCTCCTTGGTACAGAACAAATTTAGGAGGAAGTCATTACCAATTCTGTAAAGCAGATTATTTTGATAGATTCGATCCAATCGAAACAAGTCCCGGACCTCTTGGAAGTCCTACTCCTATTTCACCGCAATCTATCGGAAACTTTACATATTTTGGATATTCCGAATCAAAACTATTCTTAGATCATAAAAATGGCCTAATCAGCGATGGTGATGTTATTTATAAATCTTACGACGGATCTTCAGTACAATATGTTAAATTCGAAAACTCCGTTGATAGAGATGGATTTGAGACAGTAGAAATGAAATCTTACGTTGACTCCAGCTTCACAACAGAAGAAACTGTTGTTGCACTGGGCATTAGCTATAAGACTTCCTCAACCGGATCATCAGACACTGTCGATTCAGACCAGGTTAACATCGTTTCAATTGCTGGTAATCTGAATCAATTTGTAAATGTAATATCTGTTATATCAACAAATCAAGTTGAAGTGTCAGTAAATGAAGCAGCAGCAACATCACTTAAAGTTGGAGATTTGCTAGTTTCTCAGGACGTTGATCTATTTGAGAATTCAGTAGGAAATAAACTTAACAGATTAACAAGAATTATTGAATCTAAAAAAGTTCCTGTACCTGGATCTCCGGGTAATTACACAATTTATGTTAAAACGGATAGACCTATACTTTTATATTCTGGTGCTAATGCTAGAGTTAATAAGTTTAGACCAATACATCAATTTGTAGAAAACTACAAGATGACGTATCTTCCTGGATTCCAAATTAAGACCTCTCATAAACCTAACGGTTCTGACGATAGACTTGATGATATCCTAGATGTTTTATACAATACTAATATTGCTAAAACTCTTTCTGATAGAAACATTATAACATTCAGATACGTTATTGATACATTCGACGGGCAAGTACAAACAAATTCTAAGCATCAGTTAGCTAGACTTGCTAAAGACAGACAAAAATGTCTTGCAATTATAAATGCTCCTTCTATGGAGAAATTTAAAGATTCCGTAGATCCAAGATTTACTGATGCACCTTCTGCAACAGAACCTGCTCCTTTACTAAGAGCTAAATATATCGCAGAAGGAGGAAACTTAGAATTAAATCCTTCGTTTAGATTTACTCTTCCTGATGAAGACAGTGGAGCTAAATTCTGTGGTGTGTTTGGTCCTTTCTTAACTATAAGAGAGAATGGAAAGAATTTCAATATCCCTCCAGCTGCACACGTAAGTAATAATTTCATAAGAAAATTTGTTACTGGCGAACCTTATTCAATCGTGGCTGGACAAAAAAGAGGGGTTCTTTCGGGATCTAACCTAGTAGGATTAGAATATGATTTCTCACAAGAAGACAGAGACTTCTTAGAGCCTTTTGGATTTAACCCAATTATTAGAAAGAGAAATATCGGATTAGTAATATTCGGAAACCAAACCGGATATCAAAGAACTAATTCAGCATTCAATAACTTACACGTTAGAGATTTGCTTATCACACTAGAAGAAAGCGTGGAGGATATCCTTTCTAATTACGTATTTGATTTTAATGAAGATTCAATCAGACTAGAAATCAAAACTATAGTAGACAATTACTTAAGCGGTGTTAAGAATGTTGGAGGTATCTATAACTTCTTAACAATTATGGATTCATCTAATAATACACCTGCTATTATAGATCAAAACTTAGGAATTATCGATATTATAATCGAACCTGCTAGAGGTATTCATAAGTTTATCAATAGAGTAACTGTTACTAGAACTGGAGGTATTGCTTCAGGAGGTTTCATCCAATTTAGTTAATTTGATGAACGGAAAGGAGCGGAAATATATAAAATAAAAAATGGCAGGATTACCACATTATACATCTTCGAAAGCAGCGGTAAACAAGTATGAACCGATCTATACCAATCAGTTCGAGGTTGTTATTACTCCTCCTGCTTCAGTAGTTCCTCCACAAGGAAATCCTAATAATGGTAATATTCTTCTGGAACATGTAAAAAGTGTTTCGGGATTAGGTGTAGATCAAAACCCGGGAGAGGTACCTCAGCAGTATAAAAACGCTAAGAGGTACTATGCAGGTTCAAAGCCTCCTCAAACAGGTTTTGATTTAACCATAAACTTCGAGGTAAACCTAGACGAAAACAATTCCATGTACGTCTTTAAAACTATGAGACAGTGGGCAGATTTGATCTATAATCCATTAACAGGAGCTCAAGGATTGAAAAGAGACTATACAGGAACTATAGTAATCAGTGTCTTTAATAAAGCTGGTGACGTTTTTAGAAGAATCACTTGTAGAGATTGCTTTATTATGACTAATTTAAGTGCTATGGAGCTCAATTACACCAATACACAATTATGGAATTTGAACGTTCAATGGGCAGTGGATTACTTTGATGATGTATTTTTATAATAATTAAATAAAAAATGGCAGGACTACCACATTTTACAAGCGCAAAAGCAGCAGTAAGTTTATACGAACCGGTTTATTTAAATCAGTTTGAGGTTATAATTCAACCTCCTGCAGCAGTTTCAAATCCTGTGGGAAATGCGGGTAGAAGTCTTCTTGTAGAAAATATAATTTCTATTTCTGGATTGGAAGTAGATAAAACACCAAGACCAGTTGAGCAAAATTATAAATTTGCAAGAAGAAGATACGCGGGAAGCTCAGTTGAGGATACCGGTGCAAAAGTTAGACTACAGTTTCACACAAACTTAGATGACAATAACTCTAATTACGTTCACAAGACACTTAGAGAATGGTCAGATTTGGTTTATAATCCATTAACTGGTGCAATGGGTATAAAAAGTATATACGCAGCTAACACTTACATTTTAGTTAGTATGTTTAATAAGCAAGGTGATGTTTTCAGAAGAGTTAAATTCTTGAATTGCTTCCCAACTGAACCAATTACACCACTTCCTCTAAGTTATGAAGGGGGCGGAAGATTATATGATATAAACATGTCATTTAGAGCGGATTACTTTGAGGATACTTTCAATTAAAAATTGGAAAATTAGAATATATAAAAGGCTTATCTACAAATAAGCCTTTTTTATTGCTTTATTCTGGTAAGAAAGTAAAAATTATCCTAACATGGACGAAGGTGATCAGGAAATTAAACAAATACAAGGAGAAGGAGAAAAGAATGGTCTTTTACAGAGATACGTCACTCATGTTAGCGATGTTCTTTCTCCCATTTGGATACGACGCTTTATTCAAGTTAATCATGGATTTGAGTGGTTCATATTGGGTTGCAGATATCGTTTTTTACTCAATTTCAGGATGTTTCTGGTTGTCTTATATCTTACTTACGAAACATTTAAATAAAACAAAAAAATCATAGATTATTTTTTACGAATTTTATTTTAGATCTCCTACTAGAAGTAAAGATAGATAAAATAGAATCGATTTATGGAAAATACTTTTGAAAATGACCTTCTTTCTAAACTTTCAGAAAAGGAGAAAGAAAGCGGATTAAATTACGAGGACGTAAATCCAATACAGGAAGAGAAGCCAAAATCACTAGGAAAGGCATCATTCATAGATGAGGCAATTCCCGAATTAGCAATGGAATCACCATGGAAAAAACTTCCATTAGAAAATTTACCATCCGGTGGTTTTGGATATCCGGAAGAAACGGAACTTTCTATCAGATCTTCAGAGGTTTCTGAAATTAGACATTTTTCTACGATTGACGAAAATGATCCAATCGACATAGATGATAAAATAAATCACATAGTCTCTAAATGCTCAACTTTTAGGTGGAAGGGTGGAACCCTTAATTTTCAGGACATCTATCAGGAAGATAGATTTTATATTTTCATGGCAATTCGAGATTTGACATTTATAAAAGGTGAGAATAGAATATTCATCCCGATTCAGAATAATTGTACTAAAGAGGATTGTCCTATACCAACTGAAATAGAATTAACTTCAGGGGTTCTTTCCAATTTTACTTTGGATCAAAAACTAAAAACATTCTACGATCATGAAAATGGATGCTTCCAATTAACTCCAAAAAATGGAGATGCACCAATTCAGCTTTTTATTCCAACAATTGGAGTTTCTCAGAAGATAAGAAAGATTCTAAGAGATAAAACTAGGGCCGGAAAAAAATATGATCCCTCCTTTGCTACTATATCGCCATTTTTAATTCCGAATTGGAGAGATCTTGATGAAAAATCGTACGATTCCTATGAGATTAATTCAAAAAATTGGACATACACACAGTTTGTTTTAGCTGATACTATATCTAAACAAATAACATTTGCTACTAAAAATAATCTTTCTGTAACTTGTAATAAATGCGGTGCTGAGGTCACCGCTCCTATCCGATTTCGCGGAGGAATCCGATCCCTTTACATTGTTTCAGATATCTTTGGACAATTACTTTGAAATTAAAAGAAAATTAGCAAAAGATCATAATATTCCTTTCAGCGAGCTAGAAAAACTCCCCTATTTTGAATTTCAAATCATTCTTGAAAAAATAAATAAAGAGACAGAGGAGAGAAACAAGAAAATAATGAAGGAAAAAGATGGAATGGTACCCATTTTTAATTTAAAGCAGAAGTAAACCTTTAATATATAGAAGAAAAGGTAGATCTTGGCAATAATCAACTCGGAGCAAGTAGACGTTTTTAATAAGCAGCTTTCTGATAAAAAAGCTAGCGATCCTTTATTGGGTAGCGCTCCTCCAGAGGCACTTGATATTGCTATAGGACAAGCAAGAAGAGAGGTAATTCCTAAATCGTTCGGAGCTGCAATGTTTGAAATTCCCGAGGGTAAGGATCCTAATCAGTATATTAATCTTATAACTGATAATATTGTTAGCACAGCAGTTGAAAATTTTAAATACCTATCATATCAAAGTCCACAATATTTAAGTGGATGGGTTCAAAATAGGCCTTCATTTAAAGATTCTAAAGCATACGCAGATCTCAAAGCCATAACTAAAACTGAATTTGACACCATAGAAAATGGTATTTCCGATCTGGAAATGGGAGAGAGTCCAGATTTTAGAAACAAAGATCTTAATAAAATTTCTTCCCATAATTTACAACAGATTCTAGATTCTACCGTTCTCGGATTTTTAAAAGAGATTGGAATTCAAAGAGCCCCAGGATCAGCTCCTAGCGATGGGTACATTTTAGATGGAGCAAAAGAGGTTTTTGATTTTTTAGCAAAATCATTAGTGCCACCTCCGCCAAAACCTGAACAACCCGCTCCTGCTGTAACAACTACTACTCCTCAAACACCAGTTGAAGCGGCTGAACCCGCGCAAACGCCTGCAGCACCTCCAGCAGAGATCCCTGCTACAGTTACAACTGCTCAACAGGAAATAGTTAAACCAGAGACACCAGCGGTTCCAACAGAACCGACAAATACTCAGCCACCCCCTACAGAAACTCCTACTGTTGTCCAACAGGCTCAGACAAATGTTACCAATATAACAAATCAAAATAACGTTACGTCTTCTGAGCCAAAAACTTTTGGTGCTGCTACAACCAGACAATTTACAAAAGAGGAATCTCCTCTACTTTCAATGCTGGGCGAACAATTGGGCATGAACGCCGGGGAAATTGCTAATATGTTTGCAGGAGCGGATGTTGCAACTTTCGACCAGGCAATAGCACAGAGTTTTGGTGGAGAAGGACAAAATATAGCACAGCCAGCTGAAGCTATTTTACAAAACCCAGACCTAGCAGCAACAGCAGCAACAGCAGCAACTACAGTTGAATCTTTAGTTCAAAATGAAAATATTCCCCCGCAAGTTAAGGAGCAGGTTGCAAATGTAGTATCTCAAACTACACAAATAGCAGAACCAACCCCTCAGGCTCCAGTAGAGCAACAAGCTCCGCCTCCCCCACCACAGGAAACACCTCAGAAAACCGAGGCGGAAGCTGAAAAATCACCAGAATCTAAAGCTCAGGAGGAAAATAATAAAGCTTCCGCAGATGCCGAAACAAAAGCATCAGAAGACACTAAAAGAGAAGAGGATCAAAAAACCAATACGGAATTGCTTAGAGTGATGAGAGAGATCTTAAAAACACTCCAGGGTCCTTTAATCTTCACAGACAACACTCACAAATTTTCTTAGAGGTACAGTTTTTTTTGTGAAACTTTCTTTCTATATTTGTATAGGATAATAAAAAGTTATGACAGGTACTGAAAAAAATTATACAATGGGGGAGGAATTAAAAAAATCGGTAATAGATTTTTTGAAAAATCCATTTGATAACTATCAGGACCTAACGAATTTGGTAGAGAGCAAAGACACGTTTACTGAGACCGAAATTAACAAGATAGTTACTCTACTTGGTAAGTTTCCTGCTTATTCTGTTTATCCATTAATAGATTCATTTAGAGGAAACTTAAAAGAGGAAAAAATTGGAGAATAATTATTTTTTTGCTGAACATGATTCTAAAAGCTGCCCAGATAAAAAACAGTTCAAATTAGATCTTGTTTATTTAAGGATGGCGAAAGAGTGGTCTACAAATTCCCATTGTAAAAGAAGCCAAGTAGGATGTTTGGTAGTAAAAGATAAAACAATTATTTCTGACGGATACAACGGAACCCCAACAGGATTTCCAAATGTATGCGAAAACGAATTAAACGAAACTCTACCCTATGTTTTGCATGCAGAGGCTAACGCAATTACGAAGCTTGCAAAAAACACAGTTACATCGCATGGTAGCACGATGTATGTAACTCTTTCCCCGTGCTATGATTGTTCAAAATTAATTATTCAATCCGGAATAAAGAGAATTGTTTTTTGTGAGATCTACAGAAAAACCGATTCTCTTGAACTGCTCAACCAAGCTGGGATTGAAATTATTTATATTAACTTACTAAACCCTTTAAACCAAGAAACCGATGGCAAAGAGTATCCAAGAGTTAGCTGAGAGATTTTTAGTTACTTCCCAAGAGAAGGATTTTAAATCGCTATATGATCGAATTAAACCAGGTTTACTTAATCACTGTAAATCTATTTTGATTGATGAGGAAGTTGCACAGGATGCAGTGTCGAAAACCTTCGAAAAAATTTGGGTTAAAGTTTCCCAATATGATCCTTCCAGAGGTAATTTTTCTACCTGGGCATATAATATAGCAAGGAACGAATCACTTTTAATAAAAAAGAATTCTAAGAAATTTACTCCACTCGTTTATGAATCTATAGAACTAGAGGGAAGAGATCATGATGAATTTATTCCACTATCGGATATAACACCGGAAGACATATTTGCAGAGCCTGAATGGGAGATAAATAATCAAGAAGGTGGATTTGACGATCTTTATGATACTGTTTTAGAAAAAATGAAGCAACTACCTGATATCTATAAAGATATCCTTATGGACAGGGAAATTCATAAAATGAAATATCAAGACATAGCTGATAAATATGGAATGAAGAAGAGAGCAGTTGCAACCCGTATTAGAAGGGCAAGAATCAAAATCAGAGAAATGTTTCCTGGTATTAAATTAAATTTTATTGATTAATCTATGATAGAATTTTTAAAAAGTTTAATTAAAATTTTTGGAGTTATTAGAGACATTAGAAACTATTTTTTTCTCCGAAGAGTAACGAAAAGAGAATTAATGAATTCTCCGATTTGGACCAAAAATAATTTAAGGGTAGATTGGATTGGTAGGATTTATACTGTTATGAATTTACCTCCAGAAGTTACTATGGCACCAGATTTACCAAAAGAGCTCTGGCCAGCTTATCTGATAGAGCAATCTAAAGGATTAAATGAATATCTTACGTCTCTTAACCTTCATGAAATTATAATTCCAGAATACAAGGAAATACCTGGAACCAATTCTTATCTGCTAGTTTATTATCCATATTTTAGAGACCTTACTGGTTGGTGGATAATGAGTAGATTTGTTTTCTGGACCGCTGTTATTTTAATTGAAAGTAAAACACAGTGGTTATCTCAGGCATGGACCTGGTTAATATCATTATTTTAAGGATTGGAAAATACTAACATTTACAGAAAGAGCTATTCGTGGGGAAGAGCATATGAGGTTACAAGAGAGCATCAAGAAAAGCTAGTACTCCCATCAGTTACTACTGTTTTAAAGCTCTTAACTGAACCCAAATTCAAGCACTTGAGGGAAAAATTTGGTGACGAAAAGTGGCAGCAGATACTAGACAAGGCTTCTTTTAGAGGTACAGTTATGCACTCCATGCTAGAACATTTTCTCCTGGAATATGCAGAATCCAAATCAGTAGACAAAAGTCTTCTGGTTGCTCAAGATATTGCAAAAGAGGAAGAGAGAAAATCTCCAGATAAGCTAGATTTAGTAGCAAGAGGTAGAGATCTATTTTGGAATTTCTATCACGAGGAATTTTGGTCAGAAATTAATAGAGTTTTACACAACGAACTTTTTCTTTGGACGGATTTCAGAGGAGGATGGGCAGGAGCAACAGATTTTGTGTTTGAAGACTTTGATAACAATCATGTTATAATCGATTTTAAATCAGCTAGCTCACCTAAAGACGAAGACGATATACTTTCATATAAGTGTCAAATATCTGCCTATATGTTTGCTTACGCTGAGAGATATGGGGTGATTCCGCAAAGGGGTGAGATTTGGATATCAAACGAAAAAAATTCAAGCATTCAAAGGTTTATTGTCACCAGCGACGAATTCAAAGAATATCTTAGAAGATTTTTAGATCTTCTAAAACAATTTAGAGAAATACATACAATATAATGAAACTTAAGTGTTTTTTCTTTCTAAAATTCGATATAAATTAAAAATATGACAGAAGAACTATCACAAGAGGTATTTATAGACGAGGCAAAGATTGCTGAACTACAGAAGCAAGTAGACAAAAAAGCTTCAGAGCTTTCTGACAAGTCTTATGCAGTTTCTATGACAAATGAAGATTTAGAAGTTTATTCTACCCTAATTAATGAGGTTGAGTGGAGAGGAAAAGAAGCTTTAGGAATTTTGGAAATTGCTAAAAAAATAGAGGATATCACTAAGGAAGGAATTAAAAATAATGCTGTCTTTATGAATGCACTTCAAATCGAAGCAACCCATTATTTTTTAAATAAATTTTCAGGTAAGGGTAATTTATTAGCATCTAAATTCATCAAGGTTTTTAAATCATTTGAGCAAGCACTTGGCGGAATTAGCCAAGACAATAAAGAATTAGATGATTTAAGAAAGGAATTAGCAGCGGCTCAACAGGGCTTAGAATCTGAATAAATAGAAAATTTTAATTTTTAAGGCTCACTTTATCAAGTGGGCCTTTTTTCTGTGGATATATAATACTTAAAGATATAACTTAAATGAAAGAAAACAAGTATTTCCCTTATATTGTAGCTATTTCTGCAATAACTATCTCGTTTTCTGCTGCTTTTTACTCGATTTTTGGTATAGGTAAAATGTTTGCGGGTGCTTCTACCAACGTGATGGTAATGGCAGCTAGTTTGGAATTTGCCAAGCTAGTTATAGCATCCCTATTGTACAGATTCTGGGATGAAATAAACAAGGTGCTTAAAATTTACCTCACTATAGCGTGCTTTGTCTTAATAGTGATCACGTCGGCAGGAATCTATGGATTTTTGTCTTCTGCATATCAAGAAACTGCTAACAAGGTAGAAAATGTGGATAAAAATACTGCTGTTATTGAGAAAAGAAAGCAGATGATCCAGAGACAATTAGATCAGGCAGAAAAACAACTTGAGCTTAAAAGTAACAGACAGAACACTCTTTCTGACATGAGAAACAGACAGCAAAGCAATGCTGATAATCTTATAGCACAGAACAAATCGGTTTCTTCTGTTAGATCACAAATGAATCAGCTCAGTAAAGAAAGCAAGACCCTGGACGATGACATAAAGATCCTACAGGATTCTATTGCATCTAAAACACAACAAATAAATGACTTGGATCTGGAGATTCTTAATGTGTCTTCCAATAATGATATAGCAAATGAAATAGGACCTTTAAAATATATTGCAAAGATCACAGGAAAATCATTGGATCAGGTAGTAAACTGGTTTATTATAGCTTTAATGTTAGTTTTTGATCCTTTAGCAATCGCACTAGTTGTTGCTGCCAACTTTGTTTTTTCTTATGTGGATAAAAACAAAAAGAATGAATCTCCAAAAAATCCAGAACCGGAAAAAACTGATGAGGAAGTAATAGTTCATGAAGGGGAAGAAATCACTCAGAAGGAAGAGATTCTAGAGCCTATTGAAGAGATAGCAGAAGAACATGTGGAGGAAATCGAAGAAATTCCACTTACATTAAAGGGATTTGTCGTGGGAAATACGCCAGTAGCAGATACTAGCGAAGATATAAAAAATAAAGATGAACAAGAAAACATTTTTGAGAAAGAAGAAGAGATTTCCCAAGGAAGCTCTACCGAAGAATTGCCTTTGGAAAATGAGGGAAATAGTGAAAAGAGCGAAGAAGAAGTAGTTTATTCACCGGATTTTTCCTCTATTAGTCCTTCATTAACTCCAGAGGAAGAAGTCAGTGAGGAAGAATCGGAAGTAAATGAAGAGGAGGGAGAATTTAAGGGGTATAAATTGGGTAACGTCTATAATAAACCCAGAAAAAGTATAAAAGAATACAAGAATAAAAAGGAAATTCCAATCGATATGTTAGTTCGTAAGGAAGATCCTACTAGACTATAAAATGCCAAACGTATTAAAAACAGATTCGAGGTACATTAAATTTCTGAATTGTAATCCAGAAAAGCAAAAGAAAATAGTTTTTGAAGGGTCCTTTCTTAAAATAATAGAGGGATCTAAAGTTTTGTACTCTTTAGATATGTCTGGATTTTTTCATCCCGCTTCTATTAACGGCGGAAGTTTTAAAAAGAGAATTTATATAGATCCTGAAAAAGAATGGAATCTATTTGGCGGAAACATAGCTCAGGATCAAGGAGAGGTTTCTCTTATCGTTATAAAAGTAAAATATGATAGGACTTTAACGGATGATGAGAAATTAATTTTCTGGGAATATAAGGGAAAAAGATTTCCGCTTAAAAACGTATTATTTTTAAGTGGTAAGACCTTAGATCATGTTAAGCATCACGGATGGGATTTAGAACCATATAATGTTTACGGTGATCCAACGGACGTATCCCCTTTAGTAAATCCCGAGTTTAGTCCGGTTTTAAGTCCACAACCAACTTCACCAGATTTTAGTTTGGGTGGAATTAAAATATTAAATACAACTTCCAAAGAAGTTGAAGTAGAAATATTAGTTATGAATTAATGGCAACAGCACCTTTAATATGTAAAGCAGATTTAGCTAATACCTTAATAGAAGGTGGTGGATTTAATCGTTGTACCTTTCAGGTAACTAAAGATTCATCAGTACTAAATTCTTTTGACTTTTGTGATTTCTCGCTGGATATCGATGATTTTTTTGCCCAAACCTTAAATTTAAAAGGGGGAAGCGCTTTTCTTTTAGATGATTCTGGATTATCTAATTCCTTCGGGGAGGTTAAAGCACTTATAATCAGTGTTAAATATCCAGCTTCTTTCACAACAGATTCTAGTAAGTATATAAATCTTGTTTACGAGGGAAAAGTTTACTCCATAGGTAGTTTTCACATCTGGACAGGGGAACCTGGTGCAGAAGCAGGGAGGGGTATTTCAGCACTTCCCAATAATTACATAACTAGTCCTCTTTACAATGAAGGTGGGATAGTGATCCATAATCCACACACAAAAAATGTTGAGGTGACAACTATAGTTGCTTCTGGTGGAAGCTTAGGAACCGGAATGAGCGGAACTAGCGGAACTGGAGGCTCTACGAATGGTGGAAGTAGTGGATCATCTGGAAGTAGTGGAAGTTCTGGTATTACTCCAACCTATTTCGGAACAAGTACAACATTAATAACTTTATCATAAATGGCATACTCTAATATAACCATAACAACAAATCCGCGTCTTTCATTCAGGCAGTATGACTTTATACAGGTAACCCATGACTCTGACAACTATATAATTGGTAGGGTTATTAGTTATAATGCTTTAAGTGGTGAATTAACATTTACACCGCTTGTTATAAGAGGCTCGGGGAGTTTTAGCACCTGGGAGGTAACCCTAACAGGAGATCCTGGAGATGATGGAACTAGCGGAACTAGTGGATCTGCTGGACAACCAACTTCTGGGACTTCAGGAACATCAGGGTCTTTAAACATATTAAATTCCGGTCCCCACAGAGTATTAAGATTTGGTAGCGATGGCCAATCTATATTTGGAGCTCAAAATCTTCTTTTCGATGGCCGAACATTAAGCATCAATCCTTTCGAGTATAGTGTAGGTGCAGATCCCATCTATAGAATAGTTTATCACAGCGACGGCACGGCAGGAACAGCAGGAATTGTTGTTAGAGGACCGGTTTTCGGACAGACATATCAGGGTATAGTAGAAAATAGAGTACCCCACGATTATCAACATCAATTTGTAGTTGGAAATTCTAATGTTGCACACATAGATTCTCAGGGATTACATGTTCAGCAAGCTTTAATAGCGGATAACGGGGTTTACTTCGAATCTCTCGAACAAGACAACAGTCAAACCAGATTTTTAGTG